TTATGCTCAAATCGCCCAGCTTGACGCGGGTGCGTACGGCCGTTGCTTTCTTCTCGACAAGCTGGCGTTTTGCGGACGCCAGTAGGGCGTTATCTAGTTGGTTCATTCTAAAAATCCCCGCGTTCCGGTCCTGGGTGTTCTTCAAGAGTACAATCGCACCGCCAGCCCCCACAGGCAAGATCGTAACTTTGCGGTTGTATACCTGCCGCTCTCCATTCAGCAGCCGTATGCACCTGCCCGTTTAGACGCAAACAGTCAACACAATGTTGCTCGGTGTTGCCCAGCCGCCAGACATAGTATTTATTTTCGCGGTTGTAGGTTGCACCGATGCTTTCAAAGCCAAGCAGTTTATTAGCCCACACGCGCACACGGGCAGCCAGTCCCCGCGCTCGTTCCCTTAATGCGTCCCAGCGCGGCCCCAGTTCGACGGTATCATTGCTCATTGTATATTTCGTCCGCCAGCCCTTTGATGCTTTGGATATGGATTGCCAATTCTTTTTCAAATGCCGACTGTTCCTGCCGTAGCAAAGAATCGTCTTGCTCAATACCCGCGCCACGCTTGAACATCATTTCGGCGTTTTCCAGTACCAGCGCCACCATGTCTTGCTCAAACTTGACGCGGGGCAAACGGCCGTCTTGGGCACGCATAATCATCAGCGCTATTTTTTCCTCATAGGCTTCTTCGGGGCTTTGGGCTAGTTCGGCCGTCTCATTCATTGACATATCAGCTTCCGCATCCTCTACTTCTTCAACGGCCGTTTCATCCTCTGGTGTCATGTCATCCTCTGGTGATTCTGGCTCTGGCTGCGGCGCGGCCGTTTCATCAGCCTCCGGTAAAGGCGCTTGCTCAATTTCGGCAATCATCTTTTCAGCTACATCACGAGATACCCCGATGAATACCAGTGTTTCAATGGCTACGGCCGTTGGCATTGCACCAGACCGGACACTTTCAATAATTTTGGTCACACCCTCAACCGTCGCCCCTGGCGTACCAGTTGATACGGCCGATCCTGCCTCTTCAGGTTTCGGCAACGTTTCGGGCAATAATTCGGACTTGCGCCTGATAGCAATATAGTCATCATCTCCCAGCGGCATGATAGCGTTCATGGCCGTAGCAAATGCGCCTAATTGCTCAAGTTCGATGCTCTTGTCTAATCGGCTGATTCGTAATTGCGGCCGTCGGGTCATGTTGGGGAATGCAGCCGCATTAACTGGATGGGTGTACAGCCGCTTCATTAGTTGATCGTTAAATTGCTGCTCGAAACTACCCACCATCGAATTGAACAACAGCACGGCCATGCCGCTGCTGTCTTTCATGCTGGCGAATGACCCCGCCCCGGTCATGCTGGACAATGCCACCCACTGCATACCTAATAATGACAATTTCAGAATGCTATAATAACGGATGGTATCCAGGATACTTGGCGCGGCCGAAAACGGCACGTCTCTTAACTCACCCTTAAAGCCCTCGGGCCATGCGGCATAGTTGCCTTCTTGGGCACTCATCACGGCACGGGCGGCCTCGGCTATGTGTGCCTTGTCTTCTGTCGTCAATTTCTTTTCGGCCGTCACATCCAGATACCCAGCGGCATGTTCGAAGCCGATACCCATCACCACCTCAAGGCCGTATTTGATTCGTTCCAAGCGCCACAGCGCTTCCAGCGTAGCCAATCCCTCTGGATTGTCGCTATCGCCGTAGGTGATATGCAGCCCCTGGCTAAATGGAATGAGGCGGCGTGGGTTGGGTTGGTCTCCCTGCCATAGCCCCGTGACACGGCCGCTGTAATCATCAGCCTCCCAGCGCTCAAACGAGGAATAATCACGAAAAGCCAAACGGCGAATGCCAACAAGCCCGTCGTCATATTCACTACGCCACTGATCACCTTCATTTGGCGGTTTCCAGTTCGGCCGTCTGAGTCCGAGCGGTGTTTCCCAAAACCCCCAGCCATAAAACGGGGCGCGGGCTGTAACAGATGTCACCCACTTACCGATACCGCCTTCGATGTCATCTAGCACAGAGTAGCCAAATTCCTGCGCTTTTTTGTCATCATCCATTGCGGGGACTTCTTGCCCCCCGACATTTTCCGGCAGCTCAATGGTAACATCCAGGCCGCTGGCCCAGGCGTCAAATAATGTGCGGACTACCGTTACCTCCGGGTCGCTGCGCCAAATGCGGGAGTACAGCGGCTCAACGCTTGGCCAAAACAGCTGCGTGTTGTACGCCTTCATGATCCAGCCGCTATACATATCCAAGCCGGGCGTTCCGACTTCCTCAAATGGTTTCGGTTGACGGCCGTTTGCCGCCCCGTTGCTGGCGAGTATTGATTTTTGATTGCTTCTGACTATGCCCATGCTATCCCCACTTGTTTGTAAATCTCTCTATTTTTCCCAGGCCCTGTATGTCGTCCCAGGTTGCGCCCTGTTCCATTTCTAAGTTTGCCATCATGATCGCCTCGCCCTCATCAGGCGAACGGCCGATCCTGCTCTTGATGTCGTCCTTTGATTCAATCTGAATCTTAGGTGGTGATGTTTTGCTACCTGCCAATAATTTGTACCTGGCTGCGCACAGGTCCGCCACTATGTCATTTCCCGGCGGTAACGCTATGTCGTTGCCGTGCTCAGGGTCTAGCGCTTCGCGCATTCGCCAGTGGTATTCAGCCCGCAGGTTGCGCATACCAAAAAGCGGCTTTGGATCGTCGCCCTTAGTATACACGATATAATCAGAACCCGCGCCAGCATTTACCGCCTGCACAATGCTGGCGTAGGCGGGAATAGCCTTGAGCGAATCATAGCCGGACGAACCAACGCCAACAATATCGACATTGATATAGCCGATGTGTTTTTCATGCTCTAATTCACCATGAACCAGGGCAGCCGCCGCTGGGCCATCTTCCACGTCAACGCCCGGAATCTTTTTAACTTCCGGGTAGTACGTGCCTTTACGCTTTGCCAATGCGAAAAAGTCCTTACCCCCGCGCACCAGGTCAACCCCCACGCCAGAAATAGGCATGTTGGTCTCCTCTCGTTCCATCCATCGCCGCTGGGCAGCTTTCACCCAGGCGGTGGGTATGACCTGCCAGGGGTCAGCTTTGCTATCGGCCGAAAAGTCACCATAAAGCAACTGTGACCGTAGCGGCTCAGGCATCTGCTGAAGCTGTGCGCGGTAATCCTCGCCATAATAAGGATTATCTTCCAATCGCGCCGGGATGAATGTCCGACTGCGCGGGTATATCGTCTCACCCTTGTGCTCGAATGGCTCGCCATTCTCAACTTCCACCTGTTCATCGTCTATTGTGGAGTACCATCGCAGTTCGCCAGGTGCTGCCGGGTTGGGGTGCTGAAACTTTTCGGGGTGTAAATAGGCCAGCCAGGGCATGAAGTAGTTAATCACCCAGGTTCCGCCGTCGTCAGTTGGCGGGTTGAAGGTCATGACAATACGGCATCGTTGTTGCGTGTCAGTAGTTCGATTCCACCCCATAATAAACTCAACTTGCGTTTGGGTGAACTCCGTCACTTCGTCGAATACGTAAAGGTCACGCGGCCGTCCCTGTTGGTTTTTCTTGTCCTTCTCATACTGGCAGGCTTCAAACTCCACCATACGGCCGTCTGACAGTTTCCAGCGGTGCAGGGTCTCGTTGTAGCTATCCTTGCTGCGCGGATCGCCAGATGGATTAAATACATCTCGGCTTCGCTCTATGATGTCTCTCAGATTTGGGAATACACGCCGAAAAATAACGCTTCGTTTATGGGCTGTTGCGGCAAGCCCTAAGCCTAAATCCGTTTTGCCGCCCCCAGCCGCGCCACCGTAGCCTAAAATATCGGCGGGTGAATCATATGCCATTTGTTGCGGGCCGGGGTTTGGCTTCCACAGGGGTGATGATACGGCCGCAACCGCCGCCTCCACCGCTTGCGGCCGTCGCTCAGGCGGAATGACGCTGTAAACTTTACTTAGTGCCCGCTGGCGCTCGGCCGGGCTTGGTTCAGTCTGCGTCGTTGCGTACATTGGCCAGGGTGAAAAATTCGGCTACTAGATCGGGGCTGTCAGCATAAGCGGCCTTGACATCCTCTGGTTTGAGACGGCCGTCGATGAGGGCTTGCACGATGTCATCTTTCCAGGTCTTGACGCGGGTGCTGTCGTTGTATAGGCCATAGTAGCGCATGAGCTTGTCTAGTGCGCTTTGTGAATCATGGATTTTAACAGCCGTTCGGTAGGTTGTCTCTGTATTACCGTCCTTGTCGCGGTAAACCTTTTTGTCTTGCTTCACTTCTTTGGCAAGGTGCAAAACACCGGCGTCTTTAGCCTTGTCAAGGTCTACCCAAAATGTGCCGTCGTTCTGGAATTGTATAAAATGTTCTAGCGTTGCTTTTGATTGCTCCGTAAGCCTGAAAAGAACCTCATCAGCCGACATTGCGAGCTTTGACAACCGCTTTTCTATCTCTTCTTTTATTTTAGGTTTTTTTAGGTTCTCGTGGGCAACAACACCAAGCGTACTGTAATCACCCTGATACCCCGCACGACGCGCAGACTCAACTCCGTTCAGGGTGATGAGGTAGTAATCAATAAATTTCTTTTGCTTTATGGTAAAGTTGCTCATACGGCCGTACTCATTCCCCCTGCCCCCGCAATGGTCCTAAACGGCCGTTCATCCAACCAGCCGCCCACCACTTCAATAGTTTCAGGAGCTTCAAAATAGCGCCAGCCCTGGAAGCCTCGCATGGCAATTGGCTTTATCCACTGCCATGTTTCCGCATCGGAAAATACATACCAGCCCGCAGGGAACTGCCGATCAGTGGTGCTGCATATCATGCCCGGCGCATCGGTCACCTGCATCACCGTAGCAAAGCCTCGGATAAAGCCATCTTCAACGTAGAAGATACGGTCGCCTTCACCCAGGTCTTCTGGTCGGTGCCGCCCCAGGCAGCGGAAATAAATCCCACCACCCGAGGCTTTCACATTCTCTGCTTCCTGAGCAGCTGTAGCCATCTGGCTTTTTGGGGTAGTAACTATAATATCCATCAAACGCTTCCCCTCAACTCCCCACAAAACGCAAACCAGCACGCCACCCGCTGCGGCCAATCAATACTACCCCAGGTGATGCCGTGACGGCGAAGAAAGCGGTGAAGGCCAGGACGATAGTCAAAATAACACCTCAATATCATAGGATAGGCTACCGTCATTCCATTCACGCGCACGCATGATGTCGCCAACAATCTCAGGAGGGATAATCGCGTCCTGTTCTTTGCGATATTCACAATCGCATTGCCATGTGTGAAACAGTTTGCCACCACCCGCCAGAGCAACATAAACCAAACGGCGGTTGCATGACGGACAAATCGGGCGCTTATCAATTTCGCTATCATCCCTTTGGGCTTGGAATAAAAGCCTGTGGATTGCGCCTGTCTTAAAATGATATGCGGAAATAAATCCATCATCATCCTGATCTGTTTCGCCAAGGTGGATGGTCATCTGGATATGATCCCGCAAATCGTGTAACGCCTCTAATGCCGTTTTCGCCATGTCGTTGCCCCAATAAATACATACCGATAATTAAGATGTATGGGTATTTACGCCAACATCAGAACCAATATTATCATAATCGCCGCCAGGATTGCGAACGCCGCCCATTTAGGCAGCGCATAGTAAATGGTTCCCAAATCAATCCCCAGCTTATCAATTGTTTCGTGCGCCGGTCCTGTGCCAATAACAATCCCGTGTCCAGCTACAGCCACACCTTCGCCGCGTGGGATAAATTCTGATTCATATACAGGTGCCATCCCGAATGAGTGACGCCAGTTGATCGCATACGGCCGTTCCTCTGGCTCGTATTCAAATCTAGGGGGCTTCATTTCAAGCAATGGATTAGGCCGCTTGGCGAATAGGGCACGGCTAATATCATCATCAAACTTTTCTCGGAATTCCTTCATCACCTTTTCAAGTTCAGCTAAATCAAGGTTAGCCGATACCCCCTCGGTTTGTGTTGTGTAGGTGTATCCAGATTTCTTGTCATCAGTCATTGCTCATCATTCTCCCCACCCCTGCAAATACGCCGCGAACTGTCGGCACCGTATCGCCAGCCGGTTACGGTCTGGCCCAACGGCCGCTAGCACTTCATGGTAAATCTGTTCCGGCGTCTGTTTGGCAGAAACGGCCGTAAGCACGGCCTCGTAAAACGGCCGTGCCTGCGTCTCTAGGTATGTTTCGGCATCCTGCCCTGCCGCCTGTTCAAATGTCACCGGTTTTGGTTTTGGCATCTACCCTGCGATACTCCCGTCTCTACCCATACCAATTGCACCATCTCGTTGTTTCATGTCTGCCTTCCTTTGTCTATCGTTTTTCAGCCAGTATAGCAAGAAACGGCCGTTTGTGTCTAGTTATGGCTGTTCCTCAACCATACCAGCGCCAATGGCAAGCTCTAGGATTTTGTCTAAAAACATTTGCTGCGCGTTTGGTTCGTACCACATGAAAACACCATATGGATATGTGTCTTTACGCATCCAGAAATCATTTAGCTCTCTTATAGAGTCATTAGGTAAGTTGTCGCCAGCCCATACGCCTATTTCCCACGCCAGCGCCATATTCTGCGGATCGTAAGGGTTTTTTACGTCAGGCAAAAACCAATCCCGTCCAGTCCGCTGATGAGACTCACACCCGAACTTGCAGTCAGGTTTTCCGCAATGGCAATCAACGGCATCACCCCTTAACCGCGCCAACATCACGCTTTTTTCCTCTGGTGTCATTTCGTTAATGTTCATCGTTACCATCTCAAAGAACGCGGCTTAGTCCCGTGTTCGCCGCGTAAATGCCCTGTGCTATTTCATACACTGCTTGCTATCCGGCGATCCCTACCATAGCACCCTCCACCCACTGCAATGTAATCACTCGGGCCAGGGCATAATTCGTTAATGCTCATTTCGTTTCCTTTACGGCCGTTACGCCGCGTCCACCGTTTCAATCTCTACGCCCCCGCCCTTCTTGACAGTGACGTTTACGATTGATTGCGGTGTTGTGGAACGGCCGTTGGCATAGTCCAGCAGCAGCGCTTCGTGTGTGGTCGGACTTAAACTAAATCGCGTCGTGTCCCGTTCGGCCGTATTTGGTTTCGTTCCGTTTGACTTCACTTTGTTCTGGCTGGTTTCAATTGCTTTCGTTTCGGTTGTCATTGGTTCTATTTTCTCCAGTCCTTTCTAAATGGATTCGTTACGCTCTCCCAAATCTGATCGCCGTAATACCGGTGTTCGTCCGGCGTCAAAAACGGCCGTATCGTTCGGTTTAGGATGCGGCCCAACCGTTTGCCGCGCCGCACGAAATAAGGCGGGTCAACCCAAGGCGAACGGGATTCCAGGGCCATCATGAGATTGGCGAGATTGCGATAGGCCCGCTTGTGTAGCCAGCCATTGATACCACTCAGGCGTACCAGTGGCACCGGCAGCACCGGGTCTATTTGGTGATGGGGGATAAACTTGCACAACACGATACGGCCGTAAACCTCTACCGGCTCCACTACCATCATGAGATTGTCTAGCGTATCCACCAACCAGCGATTTGTGGCCGTGGTGATTCTGCCTAAATCTGGTTGTACGGCGCGCTGTGGCTGTTTTGTGGGCACAGATAGCACTTTACTGCGCTGCGCGTGCTGTGGGGCAGCCTGTGGGCGAATGGCGGGCAGGTTCTTGCCCGTTTCGTGCCATGTATCAAGTAGTGTGATACGGTCGTTTTTGGTTTGTTTCATAGGGTTGCTCCGTAAAGTAAGCCAATCATGACAAAAAACAGAATCATAATTCCTAACATGCTTAAAAATAAACTAAAGCTGGGTTGTCTCATTTCACTTTCCTTTTCAAAAACATCCGAGTCTTTTTGTAGAACCTACGCGCTCCGCTCTTGACGCTTTGCGCTCTGACGATGTAGATATGCCATAGGCCGAAGAGGGCAATAAAGCTCATGATTAGAAATCGCACTTCGCACTCATTGACCTGCTGCATTTTGTCCTATTTTTCCCGTCGTCGTCGCCGTCGTCTCGTGGTCAACGGTCACGCCTGGGGTAAATGCCCTATGGGGCAGGGGGTTAAATTTCAACGTCTAACATGTTCCTCAAGCCCTTATCTGTCCACTGCCCCTGTTCGGTGATGTATTCTTTGTCTTTCATGATCTTCGTAACGATGCCAAAGTCAACGGAGCTAATTCCAATGCCGTTTTCTTTGTCGCCCCACCCGATGCCGTTTGCAGATGTATCACGACGAACAAACATATCGCCGCCTTCGTAGATTGACTGAATCTTGTCCAGCTCTTTTCCGGTCAGTTTATGTTTTAGATTGCCGTAAGATAGAGTGAGCGACGGCCGATCAAAAGGAATTGTTCTGCCTTTAATTTCTGCCGACCGTTCCTGCGCTTTTGCTGGCTGGATTGTGCCTTCAAATTCTTTGCGACTGTTCGTGCGCTCTGGTTGGTACTCTCGCAGCCGCCGCTGTAACATCAGCCAGCCAAAAGCGCCCCAACCAAAACACGGGGCACCCAACAGCAGGAGGAAAAAGCCATACTCGAAATACCCCAAACACAACGCCGCCCCCAGCGCCATCAGCGCCCCAAATCCGGCATTGGAGAACGAAGGGGATAAAACGAACGTTTCCAATGTTTGAAGAAAACGCACGCTTTCCCGTTCCTCCAGGAGTGGTTTTAGGCCGGGTGCGGCCGTGGTCTGGTATCGTTCGCTCATTCGCTGTCTACCTCGTTTACGGCCGTTTGCCGGTCCGTATCCCTGCTGTAATCCATCAAATAATCCTCAATCGCCCGGCGCACCTGTTCGGCAATCGGCACGCCGAAGGCTTTTTTCACTCGTTGCAGGGATTCGTATTGTTCATCATCGATTCTCACGTGTTTTATAGCCATGTGTGCCAGTGTACACTATTGTGTTATTTTCTGTCAATCCCCCGGCCACACCCCCGGCCGTTTTGCCTCCTCGTCATATACCATTCGGGACGGATGCACATCTAGTGCGCATTCGGCACATACAAACATCTCGTATTTTTTGCCTGGGTCAGCACGTCCTACGGCCGGATTGCCGCATAGTCTCTCGCCGTGAAGTCCGTCCTCATCGGTTGTGCCCCACATCATTGTTTCGCATCGTTTTTGTTTGTCGGTCATGGTTGGGTCTCCTGTAATGGCTTGCGAACGATATAAATATCTTCGTTCAAGATTGCCGCGGCTGGGTTTTTCTGATTGGCCAGCCTGCGAAAGAAACTAACCCGGTCAATGCTCAAGTCTTTGTCATCACCGATTAAGCCTAGC